TTTTTTTCTCCTATTATAGTATAAAGAATATAACATAAATGGGCGGTGGTCTTCTTCAGCTTGTTGCATACGGAGCACAGGATGTTTATTTAACCGGAAATCCTCAAATAACCTTCTTCAAAGTTGTCTATCGTCGTCATACCAACTTTGCCATTGAAGCTATTGAACAATCCTTCAATGGTAATAATAATTTAGGATCTTCAGTAAGTGTTCTCATTACACGTAATGGAGACTTGATCAACAGAATATACTATAATGCTAAAATAAAGAATAATGCTGCTGCTGGTGGTATAACAACAGATGGTATTACTCTTTCTTCCGCGGGTGATTCTTATGCAATAAATGATGTACTCTTTCTTGATGCCCCCACAGGAGGAGGTACTGCTGCTAAATTAACGGTAACTAAAATCGCTTTAGAAGCAGCAACAGGTCCAATTGAAAAATTTACAGTCGAGTTAGCGGGTTCGGGATATACTGTTAGTGCCACCGCAGAAATAGGAGTAGATACAACAAACAGTGGTACTACTGGTTCAGGAAGTGGAGCAACATTCAAGGTATCATCTTTACTGTCTCATAATCTTGTTCCTTATTTTGGACAGAGATTACTCAAAACCATAGAACTTGAAATTGGTGGTCAAAAAATCGACAAACATTATTCTGAATGGTTATATATATGGAATGAACTTAGTATGCCTGTTGGCAAAAAAGATGGATACATGACTATGGTTGGTGGCAACGCAACCAATAGTGCTGTTCCATTAAAAGGAGGCGAGAGTTACGAAATTACTGTTCCTCTTGAATTTTGGTTCTGTCGCAATGTTGGACTCGCTCTTCCTTTGATTGCCCTCCAGTATCATGAAGTTAAAATCAATATATCTTACGCTAATGACAAAGATATTGCTGTGGTTTCTGGCGAAGCTTCTAATTTCAAATTACAAGATGCCGGGTTATGGGTAGATTACATCTTCCTTGACACTGATGAACGCAGACGTTTTGCACAACTTTCCCACGAGTACCTTATTGAACAATTACAATTCACCGGAACTGATAATATCGAAGCAGGAAGTTCTTCAATGAAGAGCGTGAGAATGACTTTCAATCATCCTTGCAAAGAACTTTTATGGGTAATCAGAGGAAATGAAACAGGTGGTAAATCGCCACATTGGAATAATTTCACTGACGAAGTTGACAATGATAAACGTATCATTGGTAAAAATCCTGTAACTAAAGCTAAAATGCAATTAAATGGAAATGACCGTTTTGCTGAACGCGATGGCACCTATTTCTCTGTTGTACAACCTTATCAACACCACGAGTGCACTCCTTCAGTATACAATGGTGGTATCAATGTGTATTCCTTCGCTCTTAAACCCGAAGAACATCAACCTTCTGGTACCCTCAATATGTCCCGTATCGACACTGCTGTATTATCAGTACAATCTAACATAGCAGGAACCATATACATCTATGCTGTAAACTACAACGTTCTCCGTATTCTATCAGGAATGGGTGGTCTTGCTTATTCCAATTAAATATAAAATCTTATTTTTTCATATTTTATCAAAAATAAAAAATTTGCTATTGACTATATTTGTAACCATGGTAGTATATTAATACGTTGTTGAATTTAGTTTCACTAATATGTTACTAGTTTGATTTTCTAAATCTTCTATTTTGGTCATCATGTGTTTGAACGCACCATATAATGACATCTGAATTTGATCAGTATCTATCGACAAACAATCGTTAATAACCTGTATTTTATTTTGTTCATTATCATAAATCGTCATTGGTTTTATAATAATATTTTTTGGAAATATTTTTTCTACATCTTGTGCAATATATCCTAATCTGTATTTATCTCTATTCGATATCCCATGAATTCCATCTATAAATTTGTATCTGTTTAACGATAATTTATGTATATTGTCATAACATAGTTTATAATCTGCCTCTGATATTTCTGTTTTGATTCTTTTATCACTAGCAATAGACCAATTAGTTGTATTTGTAAATTGATAGTTATTTCCATTTCTGTTACATTGTATTTGATATCCAGATGAAGTGCTTACTGGTGTTAAAATATTCATATCTAAATTTTTTGATATTATATTACCTTGAATTGTTAAATCTCCACTAACATCCAAACTATTATCTATTTTCAATTGCGGATCACTTCCTTCATAACCATATATATACCAAGATCCAAAAGTAGCACTTTGTACCAATTTCCCCCCAACATCATTAAGAGCGAATCCAAAATATTTATAAAATACATCTGAATCTATATCAGCACCTATTTTACCATTAGCATCCCAATTCATTATTGCAGTTGAATAAAACAATTCATCCCATTCAATACCATTTTTTGACCCATATATTTTGAAAATTTTCAAAGTCTCTGAGGTCGCACTACTAAATTCAAATCTTGACATTTTTACAAATATTCCATCTGGTAGTTCAAGTGTAACCCACCAAGCATGAAAATCATCAACAAGACCATTTGAGTCAGTTGCTCCAAAACCAGAACCAATATATCCTCCGTAGTGCAATTGTCCTGGACTCCAATTTTCAGAATCACTAAAAAGTCTATATCCATGCATGTGATGATTCATTTCTACCTTGTATGTGCCATTGCCATATGCTTGCTCTGATACAACATGTAAACTGGATCTTCCTTCAACAGTACTAGCATCATATGTGAAGTTATGAACCGGTGGATACATACGAACTTCATCATTTTTATTAAAAATTGTAGCAAATGGATCAAAAAGTGAAATGTTATTTGTTTTTATATTCAGCGAATGAATATTGGATGAATTAAAAGTATCTTGTTGTACTGTTTCTATAACTTCACCTGATATATTTATGCCATTTCCTGCTGTTAAAATATTCTGTTTATTGTCTAATTGTGATTGAATGTTATCATTAGTTCCTTTCAAATGACCTAGTTCAGACACAGTAACATCATTAAGTTTTCCTTCGATTGTTAAATCTCCATGTACCGTGATATTGCTAGTAATGAGATTTCCAAGATTATCAACAGTTATAACAGATGTAGTGTCTTTATAAATCTCTACAATATTTCCTTCTTGACTTAGTTCTGTAATTTTTAAAATAGGGGCATTGCTAGTGTTATTACCAATTAAATCCAAGTTTTCAGCACTATAAGAATCTGTGTTTATAGATACAGTAGTACCATTTACACTCAAATTACCGTCTACAACTACATTTTGTTTGAATTCAACATCGTTTTGAAATAAATTATTTATCTTATTCAAAATATCGTTGGACGTAAATTTGGATAAACTATTGATGTGTGTAATATAACTCATTTAAACGCACCCTATTTCATTTGAAGAAATATTTTTGATTTTTCGATTAAAAATCCCTATTTACAACAATATCATTGAAACCAATGTATCCAGAAAACGCGGATTGAATTCGGAAGATTCTGTGAAATATTACACCGAGTGAAATAAACATCAAGAAAATTAATAACAGAGACACAATGTATTGCAAACTTGTTCTCTTCGATTTGTCTTTCATTTCTAAAGGATTTGACCAAAGTATGTAATGAACTATAAATGCTATAAAGAATGTAGCAACTAGGTCAAATATTGCCATATTATAGAATCGATATTTACGCAAATCTTGTAAATTCATTATGTTATGTTTATATTATATATAGATAATAAAATACTGTGTTACAAAAAGAATAAAACTTATGTTTTTAAGAAATTAGAGTAGAAATGTATTACATATATTCACTTCTTGTGGCTTCGTTCATTTTTGCACTTATACAATATCATGAATATGATAAAAATAAAAAAACATATAATCTATACACTGTATCAAATCTGGTTACATTATTAATCATATATCTAATATTGACGATAGCGTTTTATACAATGTTTGAAGTTGATTACAAATGTTTGAATAAAATTCAGAAAAGACCAATACATGGTGGTGAACCTGTAATACAGGTTGATTATTTGAAAAAAATATCTGACGATGTATCTACTGGATTTCGCCCATCTACGTCACTATAATCAATAAAATATATATAAATAAAATAGTTATACCTTTTATTAACAATGAAATTGGAATTGAAGAAATTTGACCCTGCCAAAATTGCATCTGATTCGGTTGTTGTATTTATTGGAAAAAGAAATACAGGGAAATCATACTGTATGAAAGATATTCTCAATTATCATAGAGATATTCCAGTTGGTGTTGTTATAAGTCCGACAGAAAGAGCAAATGGATATTTTGAAAAATTCATTCCCAAAATGTTAATATATGACGAATGTGAAGAAAGTACTTTGAAGAAATATTTAGATCGTCAAATAAGTATAACAACAGAAAGAAAAAAAGAGATAAAATTAACAGGAAGTTCTAGAATAGACGCGCGATCTTTTTTAATTTTAGATGATTGTTTATATGATAAAAAGTGGATAAACAATATCAATATACGATCTATTTTTATGAACGGACGTCATTATAAAATATTCTTTCTTATTACTATGCAACATGCACTTGGTCTGCCTCCTGTGTTAAGAAATAATATTGATTATATTTTCATTTTCAGAAACAATATTTTAAAAGAAAAGCAGAAAATATACGACAACTACGCTGGAATGTTTCCATCTTTTGAAGCATTTAATCAAGTTATGAATCAAACTACGGAAAACTTTGAATGTTTAGTAATTGATAATAAAATTCAAAGCAATAAGTTGGAAGATCAAGTTTTTTGGTATAAAGCAAGCGAATCTAATTTCAAAATGTGTAGTCAAGATATTTGGGAACTACAACATCTTGAAGACGAACGTAGTAATCTACGGGGATTTGAAGAAGAAGCAGACGACGAACCATATGATTCGGGGGTATTTACAAAAAAGAGAAGTACAAATATAATAAAGGTTAAAAAGACAAATCCTTCTTATAGATAAGACGACATTTTGAAAAATAGTACATTTCTGTCGATTTTTCAAAATAATAATAAACTTTAATTTATTTTTAAAAAAAGAGTGAAATGTACTATTTTTCACAAAGATAGAATTAAACCTTAATCGCTTGTTATTTTGTTTTCTTCACATTCCTTTGTATCATCTATATCAACTATATTGTATATATTATCAATATTTTCGCACTTGTGTTGAGTGTTTTCAACATTAGTCATTGAAATAGATTGTTCATTTTCTGAATTGTTAATCATTTGCATGAAACTTTTATATTTACATGAATAAGAATCATACAACAAATCTCTGTATTTTTTGTATTCTTGAAACATATCTAATATAAATGCTTATTTGTGAAAAAAGAAAGTTTCTTTTTCTTTTCATTTATTTCATTATCAATTTTTACAATTTTTACATTCAAATCTTCTTCAGTATTTTTTTCATCACTCGACGATGATTCTGGTTCTGAATCAAGATCTGAGGAACTACGATCACTCTGAAAATTTACCGTATGTATCTCGTCTTGTGATTTTTCAATTTCTTCATATTCTCCAATATCATCACTTGAATTATCATTCATAATTAAATTCTGACCTTCGTGTTCATTTGGAGCATCTTCTTGTTCATCTTCAGCATCTTCTTGTTCATCTTCAGCATCTTCTTGTTCATCTTCAGCATCTTCTCGTTCTTCTCGTTCTTCTTCATCATCTTCTCTTTCTTCTTCATCATTTTGTTGTTCATTTTCATCATCTTCTTGTTCTTCTACATCATTGTTTAAATCATCCGTTCCCTTGACATTTCTTTCTGAAATTTCGTTACTACATTGTGCAAGTTCCTCAGTTTCACAAGAAATATTCTGTATTTGAATTTCATTATTTGTTTTTGTTGATTTTGGTTTATCCTTCTTGTTTTTTTTGATAGATTTGTTCATCAATCTATTCAAATATTCTATAGTTGATTTACCATTTACATATTGATTTAAAGTTTTGTTAATGATTTTTTTGATATTGAATTCAATAATATTCATATTATTTTGTATTTCAACAGATTTCAAAGATTGTGTAAACAAATAAGCATGTTTCCATGCGAAATCTGAAACATTTACAAGACATCTGTGAATGAAATCTTCTAATGAAGGTATCATGATGTTCATGTGATTAATTTTTTTATGATATTCAAAAAACTTAATTTTTAAACATGTCTTAATATAAATGTTCAATAAATGAGATATATCATATGAAATATTTTTTGTAATTTCTTTTGTTTCTTGTTCGATTATATAATTATTCCATTTTGAAATTTCCTGCAATTCTTGTTGAAATTTTTTAAGACCTTGTTTTTGATTTGTTGTAAAAATTTGATAGATTCTTTCAGATATAGGAACTGATAATATGTCTTGTAGTAATTCACCTATATCTTTTTTTGTATCAACGAGACTCTGAAGCATTTTGATCCTTTACTGAGATATAAAAGAATGCAATGCTTTATATATTGCGCAATTTTCCACGAACATTAGAATTGGTATATTTTATAATATTTTTAAACGTATCTGATACTATGTGGTCTGTTTTTGTCAATGTTTTAACCCCTTTTGTTTGTATCATAATGACACATGGTCCTTTAAAATGAAATCCATGTTCTAACTTAGAATACTTCGTGTTATCGTGACACGCAACAAAGTTATTTTTGCTTACAGTTAATTCTTCGTCTGATTTTATTGAAATGTCATCATAATTACCACAACATGATAACCAAATATATCCAAAATCTCCATTTTGACAATTAGCAACATAACAATCAGATTGATTAATCATATGAATATTTTCAGTATGTGCTACAAAACTTTCAACAGATAATCTGTATTTATTTCCAAATGCTATTTTTAATGGAATAATGGTATCACCAAAACCAGGTCCAATGACAAGGTGTGAATTTTTTGAACAAAGACAATAATAACATTCACCCTTATCATCATATGATAATGCTATATTACCTCTAGAATATACATATGATGTGTTTTTACAAACAATTGTTGTATCTTGTTTAGGTTTTATGTGAACATTGTGATAATAATCTCCTATAATTTTCGTGTCAACAAAAATGTCATACATTTATGATACTATACCTACAATGGGATTTATATTTATATTAAAATCATTTTTCGTTAAAGATGTCATTACATTACCATCCAGACGATTTACAAACGCATTCTTTTTATCAGATGCTGGAAGTTTACAAACATTTTCAACATTAGGAGAGTTTTGATATATTACATTGACATTTCCTGTCTTTCTAATAGGAATACTATCTCCTATCAATTTGTTTGTTTTCATATTTATATTTTTCTTGTCAACTGGAATATTCACACCTCCTGCATTTGGAGTATGACCAGCAGCAATTAGTTGTTGTTCTCTTGTTGGGTCTATTTCCATATTTTCATCTGCTTCTCTACTTACTTGTCTATGATCATTAATGGATTTTGCAATACCAATTTCTTGATTTTCCACAGTAAATTGTTTATGTGTATTCTTAAGTTCTACTTCGGATGTTGCATATCCCCCAAGAATACTATTTATAACACCACCAATGAATCCTAATTCGTTATTACCCTTGATAGTTGTTTCTTTAATAGTTTTCTTTGCTACAACTTCTGGATCATACGTGTGTACTTTGTAAACTGCTTTTCCGATGTTTCTTACAGTATCTATAACCGGCAATGTTTCTTTATTTGTAGTTTTTGCCTTATCGTCGTTTGCAAGGTATGAATTTTCATTTGCTGTTTTGACATTTAAAAATGTACTATCGTGAACAAGAGTTTCTTTTACTGTTGTTTTAGCAATGTCATTTAAAGCAGAATACGTACCATCGTGACCTGTAAGATTCAAAGTATCACTATCATGTACTGTGGTTTCTTTCACAGTAGTTTTAAGAAGATCATTTGGATCATGAACTGTTAATTTATTTGGAATTTGTGCAACAGCATTACCTCCCTCAGATCTCGCCGAATCTACAAGATATTCTTTAGTAGAATATTTAAGAACATCCATAACAGGACTAACAATAGCTTTAATTGTGCTTGTTACATTTGAAACAACAGTTTTTGTCTGAGTTTCTTGTCTCTCTGTATTATATACCATGATATTGCTTTTACCATGATCATCACCCAAAGACATTCCTTTCAAAAATTCAAATTTCACAGGACCAGTGTATTCCTTGTGTGTATTTCTTCGATTTACTGCTTTGACAGCAAGTTCTGGTCTCAAAGAATTCTTTTTGATATATGAAGAAGTACCAATGAGGTCGCTTAGTTTTTGAATGTATGTTCTCTCTGGTTTGTTCTTTCTCAACGGATTAACAACACCACGTTGTTCTGTTCCTTTTATAGGTGCTCTATAATCCATGGGAAAAAATCCTGTTTTTTGATTGATTTTTGATCTTAACTCGTTCATAACTCGAGGTCTTGCGTATTCTAATGAATTGTTTTGTTGAAAACCACCACTACCTTTATTAGTATATCCTTGATTTAATCCTGGACCAACGCGAATAGATTCAAATGGTGTTACACTTTGTTGCATTTCAGATAAAACTAATCGTCTTTTCAAAAAATCACTTTCTGATTTAGACCCATTAATATTGTGATATCCGGCAACTGGTAGACTAAAAGGTTCTATCTCTTTCTTTTGAATGTAAAATTTATCAACTCCTGTATTAAAATCCAATTTTTGTGTAAATTTTTCTACATTTGTATTTTGTGTAATATTTCCTTTTAAAAAAGGTTGCATATTGTTGTGATTGAAATCCTTTGTATTGATTTTTTCCCCAGTTAAAGACATCATATTATCTTCTTCATCGTCGCGAATTTCAGAAAATGTTGAAGCAGTTGTTGGTAATGAAATAACCCCTGTTTTTCCAGGGTTTTTAGATTTTTTATTTAATTCAATGCCTCTATCGAACCGATCCTTTTGAACAGTGTCTAAATATTTTGATTCGTATATATTTTTCATCGATGGTTTATCACCGGGGTATAATTCCATCATTGGTTTCTCTAATCATTAAGGGATAAAAAATAGTATTATAAAAATACATATTGCTTTGTTATCGTGATATTTCAAAGCATTTGCAAAAATAATTAAATTTTTTGTAGTATTGATTCCAATATATTCTTAGGTGTGTCGTCACTAGAAAAAACAACATTTTTTCGACATTGTATTTTCTGTAAAATGTCAAATAACTGAGATAGTAATTCTTGAAAGTGAACAGGTTCAATTTTATCCAGAATTTCTATATTTTCCAAATCAAACTTTACAATTTTTTTACTTTGAATAATATACTGTTTAGAAAACAAGTTATATTTGAGTGTATGTTGTCTAATAAAACTATTTTCAAAAAATACATTAGATATATTCAAATTATTTATTCTTATATTATGTACAAACAATAAATAAAACATACTAAGAACAATTTGATGGTATATTTCGTTATTTAAAAGAACTTCATAATGTTCTAAAGGAGTATAGTATTTACGAATAACAACTGATATATCTTCAAAATTTCCTTCGTCGTTACAAATGTCATAATCTTCATCACTTAGATATTTAAAGATATCGCCTTCATACTCAAAATAACAAATTGGTGTTATTATATTTTGGTGTTTTATTTTTTTTAATATACCATAATCGTTTCTCATTGACATATCATCCCAAGAATTAACTTTCATAACATATCCCTCAAATTCACGAGAAGTTGTTAACAACAAATGTTTTTTATGATCAAAAAATCTTAAGTCTGGATTATTTATTAGATCTCTCCATTTTGCAACAGATATATGTATATTTTTTTTAAAAATCATATATTATATTTGATATAATATTTATTTATACTGACTTACATTTTACATTATAACCAAATGACCCATATGGGTTTCCAGGGGCAAATACGTGTTGAGCGTTTCCTTTTTGCCATTCGCTACCATCTGGATTAACTAAAGTACTATTGGGGAAAAATACATCTTGGTCTTGAGGTGTTTCAAAAATTGGTGTGTGATTATCTTTTGCTACCATTCTATAGTTGACAGGAACTCTGTCAAAACCTTCGATTGCTCTTTCTTGTGGATCATAACACAACCATTCCCATCGATTAATACCCGTTCCTTTCAATGTACTGGCGGGATTAGACATTCTTGTATCTTCTCTTGGTGCCAAGCATGTTCTTGGATTTTCTTGACCATTAACTATACAACCACTCGATGGTTTGTATGAACCAGGTGTATATTGGTCTGCATTACACTTACTTTTTTTGTAGTTTATTCCTAAAAGTTCACTTGAGTCATCAACGGCAGTTTTCATGGAACATGTATTTGGTCCATATGATTGAAAACGTATAGATGGATCATTAGGTATAACTCTACAAGGAGAACAATCATTATAAGGAGTATTCAATGAATATAAACCAGGTCCAATAGTACGTTTTAGTTTTTCAGTATAACTACAACTGTCTTGACTCAATCTTGTATCAGATGGTTGATTCATATCAATTCTTCTAATAAAATAATATATTTTTATATTAACATTTGTCGTAATTCATTTTAGGAGGGAGTGGGATACTTCTGTACATTATAGATTGGCACACGGGAAGATGAAGCATAGAAGTATCTATTGGTGGTGTTTTGTCATTTTTGATAATACCATCGTTAGTAGGAACATACATATTGTCTCCACATTTCGAAACATATCTTGTTTGTCCTCGTAATTCGCTATCAAGATCCACTAAATTTCCTTTGATATGCGAAACCGAAGTTCCGCCAACAAATCCAAGTTGATGTCTACATTTTGATTGATTTTCAAAATTTAAAGGAGACAAAACATATCCTAATGTACTAACATTATTTTGCAAGTTTTGTTTATAAGAACAAGTATCATACTTTGTTCTATTGAAACTCATTATCTAATAAATAAAGATACTTTTTTATGAAATCTTTTGATAGTGTTTATTGAATTTTACCTTATTTACATACGATCTTGTGTCTTCACCGCCCCTTTGCCACGATGGAACAATGTTGTCAGGGTTTTGAACATCTTTAATACAATCCAACATTGGCATAAATTGATTTGTTGTCTGTTCCATAATTGATTTATTGCATTTTATTTCTTGACGAGAATCCATTCCCCCAGATGTTACCGGTGCATATCGTGTATCACTTCCGGATAACACATCTAGTTCTTTGTTAATATCACCAGTTTTTCCAGTTAATCTAGGACCTCCGGCAAATGTTCTTGTAATTAATTGTATAGGACATCTATCTCTTGTCATTGATTCTTTATTAACACGTAAAGAAGAATAAGAATCAATTAAATAATCGTCAGAAACACCATATCCATTACGTGCATGTAGATTAACATGATCTAAAAGAAAATCAGGCATACTACCGTATTCTTTTTCTTTTCTTGATGTGTCATTATTATATAATGAGTATTGTTCAAGAATAGAATTATTTTTGTCTTTAGCATTCATCCAGCATGTATCTGAATTCAAATGAACATTCGCATTGTATGTTTTATCCATGTTCCTATCTTATTTTAATAAATAAAAATATAAAAATAAATTATATTCGTAAATCACGATACATATTATTAAAACATCTAATGCCATTGTTTTCTTTACAACTTGCTCCTCTATTATACAACCAATTTGCAAAAATTGATTGATCGTTTGGTATTTTACTTCCAGGAACTGTATAGAATTGGCGTTTTCCAGTATCTCTATTATAAAGATCGTCTGAGTTTATAAACATACCCTCATCGTATATCTTATTAATATTTGCCTCAACTTCAGGTGTGAAAGATTGACATGCTCCTGTTACATCACTATCATAAAAAATATCCATATTTGACACCGAAGGGTTCATGAATGGATTATCTTTTGTAGGGCGTGTGCATATTTTATTATCAATAACATCTATTTTATTCTCGACTAAAAATTCTTCAGTATCTTTTCCGAAATCATCTATATATCTTTGAATAATAAATATTAATAGCACCAATATAATCATTAAAAGAATAATTCTCGAATCATGTAATACAAGTGATAATACTAGACAAATAAATATAGTCAGACGAGTTAATGCATTTGTTTTTTCATCAAACGACATATCGCTCGTAGGAAACAATTCGGGTTTCATTAACAAAGAAATATCTTGTGTCCAAAACATTTTTTCTCGTATCTATTTAATTTAAATTATTTTTATTCGTCTTTCTTTTCTAAAGCATGTTTTTGCATAAGTTTCTTTTTCATTTTCTTTGCCTGCGCCATTTTTTTCAATGCACCCTCGTTATAACTTGTCTTTGTGCCTTTAGACGACTTCTGTTTTTTGGCCATATCTTTGAAAAGATTATCCATATTTTTATCACCACCTCCCATCATTGCAGACATCATATTCATAATATTTCCAATATCTGGAGAGTTTCCAGCGTTTCCAGCATTTCCATTTGATTTTCCAAACATACCGGGCATGACAGATGCAAATTTCATCGCATCTTCTATCAAATTATCTTGTTTTAATTCACCGTTTGAAATTTTGTTTGCCATCTTTTGACTTACATTAGAGATTATATTAGCAAATCCACTATCGGGATCACCAATTGCTTTCAATATATCACCATTCTCGCCCATAGATTTTTGTAATTTTCCAACATCGACATCTTCGAGAATTTCTTTTGCTAATTTTCCAATGGATGTATCTTCAATAAATTTCATATCAATTCCTGCCTTTTCTTTTATATTTTCGTTTTTCATTGTATGTAGATCCAAAAGAACCTTCTTAACCTTGTCGTCTTCTAATTCATTTATCATCTCTGTATTATTTTGAGTTTGTAATAATTTCACCATTTTTTCTGTCAGTTCTTCTGACATTTCTTTTTGAAAAATGTAAAAAACACTCATGAAATGACTCACTAGATATTTGTCTTTCATAATATCTTGAATTGTTTCAATAGTAATTCCTTTGTATAATTCGATATTTTCATTATCTTCTAACCAAGTGTTCATATTTTCAACATATTGATCCCATAAATCATCAGAAATTACAGATTTAATATAAGTTGTATATTCATCTGATTTTTTGTCAAATGTCGAATAATTTTCCTTGATTGACTTAAGTATATCGACAGCATCTTGATTTGTTTCTCTTGACTCTTTCGATACAGTTTTGATTCTTTTCAAAAAATCAATATAATATTGGTTAAAGATAAATGACGACGACATTTCTGCTTACTAAAAATATTGAGATATCTCTTTATATAACTTTTAGTTGAATTCGGATGCTCTTTGCTTCATTATATCTTCCATTGAAGGAAGATTTTTCTTATCACTGTTGTTATTTGAAAATTTATCGATTGTTTCCTGAGAAATTGTACTTTCCGACTCATTGATTATATCCCAACTATAGTTGTTGTTTGACAATGAATTTTCGTTTTCATCAATGGGAGAAAATTTTTCAGACATTATTGTTCCTAATGAAAACGACATTGGTTCATTAGCACTTTCACTGGATAAATCTCCTGGTTTGTTCATATTTGATTCTAGTTTTTTATCGTCTCTTGAAGATTGTCCAGAAAACAACACACCTCTGTTTGGAAGTAGCAAATAATCAAAAACCGCTTTTCCAAAAAGATACTCCTTTGTATTTACAAGTAAAAGTGCCGGAACAGATTGAATTTTAGGATCTATTGGTTTATTCAATGTTCTAAGTAAATCTATTGACACTGTCTTAATTCTCTTCTCTTTATCGTGACGTGATATTGTTTCCAATAAAACATTACAATGTTGACAGAATTCACTGTAAAATAGTATCATTGCTTCTAAGCAATCAAACAAATATTGTTCTTATATCCATATATAATCGACATTATCGATGATAATTTAAAAAAAATCGCTCCCAACAGGGTTTGAACCTGTGACCTAGAGGTTAACAGCCTCTGAAAATATTAAGAAAAAAGTTAGAAAAATGATTTATCAAAGCAAAATTGATAAAATTAAATAGCAAAAATGTAAAAAACTTACCTCGCTCTACCTACTGAGCTATAGGAGCGATGTGTGGGATTCCACCCACAAACTATATAATTGATCAAATCTTTAAATACTTTTTGATTTAATCTTTTAATTTATTTGTGAAATAATTTCTCACAGCAGTTTGGTTTATTGTATGAATTTTGTTCTCAATATAACGAGGATCTTCTTCCAAATTTGATTCCATTAGTCTATTATAAAGTATATTCTGAACTCTTTCATCTTCTAATTGAATATTATTAAACGTATCTTCGTAATTAAACAATTCCTTGGAATAACTTTCATGTTTCGAAACATCATATTGAGGTAAACTACTTTTGTTCAATCCCTGAATATTGGCAATATCAACATAGAGTTTGTCTTTGTGTATCTCTCCAATAAGTTTAATGAAAACTATATCTAATTTATCTGAGTTTAAAACAAACAGTAAACGTAAATAATCTGCATTTTCCATGTCTTTTTCATGAAAGATGATGTCAAAATCTAATAAGACATGTTTTTTATTATTTTTATCAGTCTTACATTGGCGAAACTGACTATCTACTATGATAATATGTTTTGTTTGTTTGTCGATAATGTCCTGCAAATAAGATTGTATGTTTTGGTTTACATCATTTATAATATTTTCATTATACATTTTACTGTTCCATTTAGACCATTCGATTCCGTCAATATATTTGATAACAGACAATAACGAAGAATTTGGTATTTTTCTCAAGAATATATTTCTATAAAACTTTTCTCTGTCGTCACATTTATGAGATTCTTGAACCACAATAGTATCTCTGTAAATATTAGGATTGACTTTCTTCTTCAAATTGTCATTATTGGTAAATTCTTCATATAAAATATATAATGTTGTAGATATTGAAAGATATACAACTATTATAAGTATAATTACTTTGAATAAAATGTACATTCTTCTTTACTAAAATAATATATTTATTTTACCTATTTATTATTATTTTCATATTATAGAGAATATATTTATAAAAACCATGTTTAAAAGAATGTTTATTGCTATACTTATGTATGTTATTGCTTTGTTATCTATTTTTTTGTTCAAACCAGCAATGATGTTTGATGAAAGAGGAGAACTCAAGCACTTTTCATTTAATGAATCCGAAACAAATGGTTCATTATTGAATATAGAAATCGTATTATGTACACTTGCTATACTATTTTATTTCATCATGATTGCTATTGAACTTATCTTATATTAAAGATAAATATATTATTGAATAAAATGGATATTTCTGAATTATGTGGAAACAAAGATCAATATAATAATATAATATCTTGGATTTCTGACCAAATAAATGATTATTCTGGCAAAATTTCAATTTCTAATTTATTGTTTGTCTGTGGTAATTCAGGAATAGGTAAGACATACTCTATTCAAAAAATATGTAATTCATTTAATCTTGACATCATAAATATAACAATCAATACATGTATATCTTCAACAGAATTGAATGATAATATAATTAAAGCATCATCTTCTTCGCTTGTTCAAAAACTTACAAATCAAAACAAGAAGAAAATAATATTAATAGACGAGTTTGAATCAATGATGGCAATAGATAGAACAATCAACACTACACTTTTAAATATTTTATCACAATCCAAAATTAAGAAAATTCCAATAATATGTATATCTTCAAGCGAGAATGTAAAAAAACTGGGTACACTCAAGAAGAAATGTAAAATTATAGAACTTACTTTACCAACAACACAAGAAGCATTTCGTGTTATCAAACGTTCACTACCACAACGTGATGATAAAGAAATAAATAAAGTCATAAAAGAAAGTGATTGTAATTTGTCTCACTGTTTTCATAAATTACAGGATTCGAATTTTACGTCAGACAACATTGATGAAATAATGAATATTGACAACTTATATGGAAACTCTTATAATATAGATTATATTATCAGAGTTTTATCTAATGATGTTTGGTTAAATCCATTGAGGTTTCATGAAAATTTGATTGCTGAATTAAGTAAAAGAAAAACAACAATTAAAAAAAGAAATGATTATTATCTTTTATTCATTAAAAATATCATTATTTTTGACATACTTATGAATAACAATTTACACGACAATGGTTGTTGTTTTTTTGCTTATTTGATGTATCCTCTAAAAAATTTATCTTTGAAACCAAATGTAAAGTCAGATATTTCAAAATTCACTAAAATATTAAGTTACTTATCTCTGCAAAATAAGTATACTAAAAAGTCATATTCAACTTCATTTCCTTTATATCAAATAAGTAACTACCATGTGAACACAACAAGAAATTATATGTTCTTTAATTAGATAGATACATTTATGGACAGATACAATGTAGATAACCAACAATTCGATGAAAATGTCAATAGATATAATGACAACTTTAGAAGAGATATGTCTGATCGAAATGCTATAGTTGGTTATGACGATGATCGAAATGATATTGGTCCTGATTTTGACGATAATGATGTACCTGATAATGATTCAAGGGATGATCTCGATATGCCAAATCCCACTGAAATGCCAGATATTCCATTGAATGAACCAGAAAAAAGATTAGATTCAAAATCGTCGAAACAATCATCTTCGAAAAAATCTTTTCTAGATGATATAATAGAAAAGGTCAAAGACACTACTACAGATATTCAAAATTCAACAGAAGATATGACAAGTAGAATGACAGATGCATTTGACAAA